CGAATACTGGGAGCGTGTATATGCTGAATTGGACGAGGTGCGGTACTTTAGCCACTGTCGAGCTGGGAGTGAAGGCAAAAGGAGCAGTCGCCGCCGGAAAGAATATCAGCACTGGGAAAGTTGCTGGTATCCCCAAACCGGTAACGTCGGCTAGAGGGACGGGCGCGTATAGCGTGAACGCAATCTTATGCGGTATCGGGGTCACTGGCAGCTATTGGGTACGTAACTGCGGAACCGGAAGTATCGAATCCGGAAAGACTGCCATAGTCGGATGTACATACATGACCGACGGAACCATGCTTTAGCCGTGCATGTATGGCAACGGATTAATTAATACGTACAAATACATAAAAGCCTCTTGACATACGTATAAATACGTAGTATAATTAATATATCAAATGAAGCAGGTAAGAATTTGAAGGTTTCAGAAATGAAGAAACTGTTGAAACAAATCGGATGCCGAAAGATAAGGGATGGTGCAAATCATGAAATATGGTACAGCCCAATCACAGACAGAAAATTCCAAGTCCCACGGCATCAATCACAAGAACTGCCAACAGGAACCGAAAAGCAAATCCGAAAAGAGTCAGGGCTATAAGCCCTGACAACTCGGAGGGAACTTTCAAATTTAAGGATATTAAATTATACAAGGAGGTTACAATGAAGTATTATTATCCGGCACAGTTTACTAATGAAGGAGAAAAGGGATACTCTATAATTTTCCCGGATTTACCATGCAGCACGATGGGGACAAACTTCGATGATGCCATGAAAATGGCGAAAGATTCGCTGGAACTGATGTTATATTCATACGAGGTAGACGGTGACGAAATACCTACACCAACAGACATTCGGGAACTGGAAGTACCTGAGGATGGATTTGTATCATATGTGGAAGCGGATACATTGAACTATCGGAAATTCTACAAGTCCACCAAAGCCGTCAAGAAAACATTGTCCATCCCGGAATGGCTGAACGAGGCCGCGACAAATCGGGATGTAAACTTTTCCGCCGTACTGCAGAAAGCACTGAAGGACGAAATAGGGATATACTAATAACCGAGAAGCCACCCGAAAGGGTGGTTTTTTCGTGCCAAATTTAGGAAAGGAGGGATGCGTATGGGACAGCCTATCATGATATCCATGTCAGACATTCTGCTTCTTGCCGGTGCGATCGTCACCATCTCAGCGGCGGTAAAAGTAGTTTGCGAGGCAATCGAGCGAATCCGAAAGCCGAACAAAACACAGGATGCACGAATCGCCGAACTGGAGAGTAAGAGCGTGAAGGACTTCAACCGGCTCAACAAGCTGGAAGAGGGAAACATCGTCACCCAGCGGGCACTGCTGGCGCTGTTGGCCCACGGAATCGACGGCAACGACATCGAAGCAATGCGAAAGGCGAAAGCAGAGCTGACAGATTACCTAATTGAACGTTAACGAATGAATGCCCGGAGCGGGCAGAAATTGGAGGAAAAAGGAAAATGGACATGACAACTATTACTCAGTATTTTGTGCCACAGATTGTGGCATTTTGCTTATGCGTTGGCTACATCATGAAGCGGTGGCTGCCGATGGATAACAAATGGATCCCGACGGTTCTTTTTGTAATCGGAATTATCTGCGGCATGGTAACATCCGGAATGAACTTCGATGCCATCGTATTCGGTGCAGTATCCGGTCTTGCATCCGTGGGACTGAATCAGTCCTTCCAGCAGGCGCTGGGTCTCAACGTGCGGCCGAACATTGAGATTACCGATGATGAGGTACAGGATTACGAACTGGCAGAGGAAGAAGACGAGGCAGAGGACGAAGAAGAAGGTGAAGCAGATGAGTAAAACAATTTCCGTACAGTGTGGCCACGGGGTAAGTATTGATGGCTCTTGGGATTCCGGTTGTGTGTATAAGGGACATACCGAAGCCGGGCTAATGCTCAAAATCACACGTGCAGCTGTAAAGTATCTGAGAGCTGCAGGCGTCAAAGTTATTTCGGATGCCGATTACGGCAATAACAAAAACATGATTGAAGATGTGCGCTGGGCGAACCGGGTAGGCTGCGATTTGTATGTCTCCATTCACTGCGATTACAGCGGCGCCCCGAAGGGAGTCATGCCGTTGTTCGTGTCCGGAAGTGGGAAGAAGCTGGGCAAGTGCCTTGAAAAATCCATCAAGGCAGACATGAAGATGAAATCCCGGGGCGTGCAGAAGCGGACAGACTTGTGGGAGCTGAACGGCACGGACATGACCGCGTGCATCCTGGAGACCGGAAGCATTAAGGGCGATTTGGCTACGCTGAGAGACCATCCGGATAAATACGGAAAAGCAATTGCAAAAGGAATCTGCAGCTATCTGGGGGTAACGTTCCAGGCGGGCAAAAAGAAACCAAAGGCAGAGACGTACCGGGTCCGCAAAACGTGGAAGGACACCAAGAGCCAGAAGGGCGCATTCAAGGACTTGGCCAACGCAAAGATGTGTGCCGATAAAAACGGCTACTCTGTTTTTAACAGCAAGGGGAAGGAGGTGTATCGTGGCAAAAAGTAGGAAGATTAACCGGACATATATCGTAATCAAGGCGGACCCCCTGCGGGTCAAGCCTTCGTATAAATCGAAGCTGAAAAAGACTCTTTCGGTTGGAACAAAGGTTCATGCAACGAAAATTAAAGGATACTACATCTACGTTCCGGCGCTCAAAGGTTGGACCATCTGGAAAGACTCGAAGGGGCAGAAATATGTCCGACTGGTCTCCGTACCGAAAAGCACAAAGGCGGACAAGCTGCTGGCGGCACTGAAAACCAATGCCGCCAAAATGATTAAGGCACGTGTGCGGTATTCGGCCAACCATGCTTGCAAAAGCCTGGCCAGCGCATTGAAGAACAAACGGACAAATTGCGCCACCTTCGTATCCTTCGGCCTTCAATCCATCGGCGCGCTGCCGAAAGGAAAATACATCTGGCTGGACAAAAAGATTCACGGATCCGGCAGCTCCCGAATCCGGAAGAAGGCGAAAATCGCATATCCCCGAAAATCGTGGAAATACGCAAAGCTGAAGAAGGGAGACATCTGCGGTTTTGCCAACAAGCCGCACACGATGGTATACGCCGGTAAAAGCAAACACGGCTATCCTCTGTGGTATTCGGCGGGCGGTTCCGATGTAAAGGCGAAGAACTACGGGCCGAAACGAAAGAAATCCTATGAGAAGCGGAAAATCTATGTCCGGATCCGGCTGAAATAAATGAACACAAAACGGGTGGAGAAATCCACCCGATTTTTTTTATATAAAAAAGATAAGAAAAAAGTAAAATAAATTCAAAAAGATGTTGATATAGGTGGAAACCTATGCTATAATATATACATAAGGTAAGGAAAGGAGGTGAGGAATGATGGAGATATTAAAAAATCTGGTAGACCTGACAACAGCGGTTATCTCTCTTGCAACTGCGATAATCGTACTCAAGTCCACCAGACGCGGCCAATAAGCCGAATGGCTCAGAGGGGGCGAAAGCCCCTTCTGAGATGATAATACCATCCATCATTCCGCAATGCAATGATTAGTTTAATTGTTAGTCTATGCACTTTGTGCTGCAGTATTGTCACTCTGTACTGCGTTATTAAGCTGACCAGAGAATTGAAAGAACTGAGAAAGCGCAAATAAGTGCGGAAGTGCCGGGTTTCCACCCCGGCAGCCCGGCACTTCGAAAAGTGAAATAAGTCAAATGGAGGAAACTATGGTAAGTGAAGCACAAAGCAAAGCACAGGTAAAGTACGACAAAGCAAACACAACACAGATTCGCATGAAGCTGAATCTGAAAACAGACGCGGATATTCTGGCAAAGCTGGAAAGCGTAGGAAACAAACAAGGATACATCAAAGCGCTGATTCGAGCAGACATTGAAAAAGAATAGAGAAGTAGAAACAGGGGCAGGGAGTACTCCGCCCCCGTTTTTTGTGGCGAAAAAGCCTATCAAATGTGTGACATAAATGTGCCATAATTATTTTATTAGTAGTTATCAGCAGTTGGAAGAACCACCGCAAACCATTGAAAAATAAGGGATTTTGACAACTTCTAATAACTGCCGATAACGGTCAAAATGGATTCGATTCCCACGTACTCCCGCCAATAAATCCTTGATATAGTTGAGATTCAAGGGAATTGAAAGGTTGAGATGTGCCACGTGTGTGCCATAATGTGCCGGCGTGTCAATTCTCAGCCTTTCGACAGTTCGTCATCATGGTTCCCAGTGCTAATGATATTTCATCTTTATCTGATTGGTTTTCAAACAGATGGGTGTAAATGGACAGCGTGGTGGAGACATTGGCGTGGCCCATTCGCTTGGAAACCGTGGCGGGGTCTATCCCCATAGAAATACATATGGATGCATAAGTGTGACGTAATGCATGGAGCGTAATCGGCTGCAGCCCGATGGACTCCATGTATTTTTTTAATTCTCTCACCGGTTTGTGCGTGTGGTAGGGCGTGCCGTCCGGATTCTTGATGAGGTACGGATTGTCGTCCCAGAGACCACCACCGAGAGCAAGCTTGCGCTCGATGTGGTACCTTTTCAGCGCCTTAATATCTTTCACGACCGGATCGGGAAGAATGCACAGACGTTCCCCGGATTCCGTCTTCGTGTCCTTGATGAAGTCCTCGCCCAATCTCGTGTACCGGGTCCGCTGCACATAGAACCTGCCGTCATCTTGAATATCATCCTCATGCAGTCCCATTATTTCCCCTCGGCGAAGGGAACCGAATAACGCAAGCTCAAAACAGACTCTGGTATCGATATCCACCTTATCCAAGTTGGCACAGAATCGTGCAAAATCATCTTGTGACAGTATTTCAATTTCCTTCTTTCGATTCTT